CGTAGGTACTTGACCTTCTGGATCCTGCTGAATACTGCTAAGACCCTTTCCTCTATAATAAAGAAATGAAAAATCAAATCTATAAAAAGAGTATCGGAATTCTTTCGCAGGTTCTTAGTAATCCATGGCTTGCCCGTGTAAAATCGGGTAAGGGGTTGATAGGGCCTTTATTGGCCTTCTCAACCCTGATCGTAGGTCCCCACGTGGGTTCTCTTCCCGGGGCCGTCTCACGTTATGCCTGGACTTGCCACAACTTGATTAAAAGTCAAGGGGTCGCAGGGTTGTCGAAGTGGATGAAGGCCTGCTCAGTCCTGCTTATGCAGAGTCTGAGCGGGGAACCGCATTTAAGTACACGACCCGTGGGGCCCGCAGTAGCGAGGACTCGAGGCCGGAAACTGCCAAGAGTCATTCCGGTAGGGCATAGAAGGATGATCGTTCGAGGTACGCGTTGGGTGATCCGACTCTGGCTCAGTTTATTCTCGTTATATCGAGTTTTAGACTGGAAGGGGAAAGTAAACCTTACAACTATTGAGGCGAAAGGGGTTCCTACCCCTATATCATTCATTATATCTCTATCGAAATTCGTTCCAGTTTTTCTTAAGTATAGAAGTATATTTAAGCAGAAACCGACGACTCTGGTGGCCTCTATGAGGCCATCATTGACGACGGGTCCTAACTCTTTGAACGGATGGCCAAGTGCATTCTCTAGTTTATTCGACGCGGCAGCGTGGTTAAAACACCCGCTTTATGCGACGTTGGTATCCTATTGTTTTGTTACTGGTCAGATGGGTTTTCTCTACCCTATCGAGTACCTGGGTACTCAGATGTGGCAACCGCGTATACCTGGCGAACGAATGGTAAAGGAGGTGCGACACGTAAGTGTTAAACCTCGGTTAGTCTCTCCAAACCCTAAGGGAGAGCGGGTTGAAATCCGCAAAGCCGAAGGGGGAGGTTGGGATATAATCACCTTCTACGCTAAGGGTACTCGTCTGCCCTCTGTGACCGAGTCACTATTCGGGGGGACTGAGGAACCGAAAGGCCTAGCTTTAGGTAAGCTGGGTAAGAAGTTGGAACCTGGAAAGGTGCGACTATTTGCGATAGTGGATTATTGGACTCAGTGTCTGATGCAACCGGTCCACGACTGGGCATTTTCGATCCTGCGCGGAATACCCCAGGACGGTACATTCGATC